CGCCGACGACGTGCGTCATGCAGCCCTCGACGCGTGTTCCGAATATGCCAGTACAAATTCCGTATCTCGCCGACCACCGCCGCCAACTGAGATCCAGACAACGGCTCACGTTCCCACAGTTCCAATTGAACCATAGCTAGGCGACACGCCTCGCGCTACCCGCCGCCAACGCATCCAGCGACTCGAAATCACGTCGCAAAACGGCCGCGTCCGTGCCAACACTCCGATATCGCACCACACGCAAACCAGCAGCGGCCGCAATATCGTCCTTAACCGAGTCACGGCGACGTGCGCTCCCCGACGCATGCGACCTGTCATCCAACTCGATTACGTAGAGCACGTTCCCGTCCGCGCGACATACCACGAAATCGAAAATCTTTCGGTCGAACGAATTCCGCGCCGACCGGTTCGCACCCTCAACGTCAATAAGCGCAGCCATAGCCACCTGCGAATGAATCACCGCATCAGGAAGCGCCGCCCGTAACGCACCAAAAAACTGAAATTCCCGAGCCGTCATGAGCCGACGACGAACGTAACGCACAGAACCGTCGCGTCTAGGACCCCTGGCACCTTTCTTAGCGCCACCAGCCATAAAAAGAAGCGCAGCCAGCCCGACAACTAAAATCGGAAGCAATCCGTGCATACCCACCCCGACAAAAAACACGAATGTCCGCCATTTAAGCAAGCGCTGACTACAATCTGTTGCAATCTGTTACGTTGCCTTCGAATGCATTACCGATTCATTTAAACGCATTACGTGTATAAGGCTGGACTAGACCAAACAGGCAACGGCAGATCGTCTGGCCCAGTTCGGCCAATATCAGCCGTTGCGGAGCGCGCCGTAGATCAAGCACAATTGGTGCAGATATTGTGGATGAAATTGACCGTCAAGACGTCCCCTCCTATGAATTTAGCCTTCCCGGGTCTTAGGCAGCACGCTCTTTCTTGTACTCGGCCAGCATCTTACTTGCGGTAATTTTCGGCTCTGTACCCGTGCGTCCTTCGTAGTCGGCCAGAAAAGCGCGGAGCGGAGCCTCCAAGTTAAGTAGGCTTTGCTTTCGAGCAACTAGGATCGTAACCATGATCAGCCGGTGAACGTAACCGACCAATTGAGCGCGCCACTCATCAATTCGCGGTGTTCTGAGCATTCCAGACATATGGAAGCGCGGCGGGTCTCCACCGAAAAGCTCCATAATGTGGGGGTATGCACCGTGAACATAGCCAGAGAGTGCCTGCTGTGTAGTTCGAAGAAGCTCCTGAGCATCAGATGGATTCAGATCGTCGGCCGCTAGCTTGCCAAACGTTGCATGAATCTTTTTTGCGGGAACAGTGTCTCGCTTTTGAGGCGATCGGAGTGGATCATCAGGTCGTTCAAACTCTTCCTGATAGAAATTTTCTAAGAATTTCACTTGATCATCGCTGCAACCGGCTTGCCCCTGCGGAACCAGCAAAAAGAAAATCTCGTTGCAAAAATCGTCGGCCATTCGACAGAGCGCACCGACCTCCTGTGTGTAACCGTGCCGCAGTAGCAGCACGCATGCGCGAAGTGTCGATACTGTCTTGACGGCCTTCAAGTAACAAGCTAAAGAATCAGTGAGGGCAACGTGCCGGAACCGGCGATCTGGCCCGACCTCGCGATAAAGCACAGCACCCGTAGATGGCTGCATCTCGGAATAGAACTGTTCGAGAACACCAAGAGTTTCATCTAAAAAGTCTTCGATTGGCATCTATCCACCCAGCGTAGATTTACTTAGGCCGATTCATATCCTATACCTCGTGCCTATTCAACACACTAACTATATGTGGCCGCCGCCGTATGACTACTTTCAACTCACGAACGGTCATGGGAAACCAATTCCACCATTGGCCGCGATGGGTCGATTACGGCCCTTGATGAAGTGAGGGCGAAACAATGTCAGACCTGAGCTGACGCTGACTGAGAGATCAGGTCTTGACTTACGCACATTACGTCCCGTTGCCCGTCGCCATCCAGAAAACGCCTATTCCCTGATTCCAGTAAAACTGCGCCCCGTCGCACGACGAGCCGGACGACAACACCGCGCGATGCGCCTCGACAATGGCATCCTTCGCGCCAAACTCCGGTCCCAGATGCGCGTACGGCTCGACCTCGGGCACCACAATGCCCCGGCTCGTCCAATACCGTTTCTTGTTGAACGTCGATGCGTCGGCATCCTTGCCGATGTATTTCGCGATATACGTCGCGATCCGATGGCGCATCGCACGCCCCTTGCCGCCCATCCGGCGCACCAGCGCACGCCATTTCTTGTTGCCGGTGCTGTCATTGACCGCACCATCGGTGCCCGCCTTGCTGACGACCGACAGCCAGATCGAACGCAGCAGTTTCCAGTTTTGCCGGCCGCTCACCGCCACATGGATATGCCACGCACCGCGCTGCTGTCGCTCGAGCACCGCCACGTAGTGGAAATCATGGATACGATTCAGCCGGCGCCGAAACTCGTCCCACCACTTTGCCCACACCTCGACTCGAGTCTCGTTCTCACGCGTTGAGAGCGTCAGCATGCGGTCGGCGCCGATCGCCTTGCACCTCAACCGCACCATGCGCTTTGATCGCTCGATAGACGTTTGCAACGACTTCGACGCCCTCGCCGTAACCTGCTCATCAGTCTCACCGTCAGCTTTTTCGCGCTCGCCCCTTGCTGCCCTGGGACGTAACCTGATCTCTTGAAAGTGTCGCCGGATGCGCGCAGCAAAAGACACGACCTCTTGCTGGCCATCGGCAAAGCGCCGCGTGCGGACGATGTACTCGTCACTGAACGGCGAAAACTGCATCAAGCCATCGCCGTACTCGCGCCCACCATCGACTACAATATCGTTGCTCACGTTGGATAGCCCTTTATCCGATGTTTGCCACCGCCCGGGATCGTTGCCGCGATCGCCGGGTTTTTCTTTTACTGCCGCCTGTCTCCGCCTTGCTACCAGCGCCCTGCTGTAGGCCGTTTCCGTTAAGTGTTAGAGGTACAAGTTTAGGCGCGCTGCGCGCGCCGGCCTTCGCGGCCTGCGGCTCGCGGGAGGCCCGCGCGCGCCCCGCCAGCATGTTCCCCTACACAACCATCGGCCGGCCCGCGAGAGCGCCCTACGCTGGCCCCTATAGCTCGGCAGACGCCCCGGAAAATCGGCTTGGCAATGAGGGGGCCCCGGCATTGCCGCATCGCCTACGTTCACGGCCTGCGCCGATACCCGCTACTCGGTCCCGCGAGGGGCCTTGAGAGGCCGCAGCCGCCCCGACTTCGCACAACCGCCGAGGCGGTACGTCGCTTCGAACACGGCGGGACACTCCTAACGCTAGACGCCCCACCCGCACGCCGGCACTTACACCTTTTGCACTTGCAGCACGAGCACAACTTCGGTTCGTCCCTTCGAACGCGTATGCCCGTGCAGGAACGACGGTAACCAACGCTGACCGCTATGCGTCTCGCTGTCTTGATCCTGAATCAGCCCGCCGAGCACGATCACCTCGCCATCCTTGAGAGCCGCGACGGTTTGCAGTGACCTGGTGCTTTTCGTCGGCGAGCCGTTCACGCCCGTCGTCGTCGCCGCAAAGCTGGAAATTTCTTCGTCAATGCTCAACTGAATCGTGTCTTGAAGCACGGTCGGCGTCACGTTGAAGATGACGCCGGCATCTTGGTACTCAATGGACTGCACAGGCGTGCCGCTCGTCCCTTGGTAACTGATGCTCGACACGGTGGGCACACGTTGTCCGACATTGAGCTTGACTTGCTGCCCCGACACGCACCGCACGTTCGGCGACGACACCTCATGAAAGCGGGAATCGGTACTGAGCGCCGATATCGCGAAACTCAGCCGGCCCGCACCGAATTGCAGGGCCGTTGTGTCAATGGCCGTAGAGCCACCGCCGACTTGCACGCCCACGCCGAGCAGTCGCGAGACGATGCTAAAGCCCGTATTCCCTCCGTCCGTATCGTCAACCTCATACGCCCATCCCCGTACGACGACCTCGCCCACCACCGTATCCAGTTCGGGCAACAGCGCCTTGACTTGCTTCACGTCGCCCGGCGCACCGACGAATACGAGTTGATCGCCGGCCGACGCCATCGGCCCGTCATCGACCGACACCGCCGCGCTCGGCACAGCCGCGGGAACGCCGGACGCGGAAGCAGGTACAGCCGCGGCAACCGACCGCGCAGACTGTTGTTCCGCCACGCTCGACAAGCGGCTACCGAAAAGCGGCTGCACGAGTTTGAGCAGATAGCTCGCGCTGCGATGGCGCGGCGTATACACGAACGTCTCGCGTTCAGACGGCCTCGCGTCACGCTTCTTCCCGACGAAATCCACGCCGTTACGCGTCACCACTTCGAAGCCTTGCGAATCGAGGAACGCCCTGAAGAAATCGTGCAAATCGCCCTTGCTGCTATCGAACTGAAACGACACGAGCCGGTTATCTTCAAGCACGTCCGACGAAATCACGTGCGGCACCTTGAGCGCGTCGCCATACACGAGATCGACAACTTGGCCGACGTTCACGAATCGCAGGTCGAACGCACCATTGCGAACGGACGGCAGCGGCTTTAACGCGACCGGCGCCGCAGACGCCAACGACGGCGGCAACGGCGGCAAACCCGGCACATCCGCCCAAACAGGACCGCAAACCATCAACAGCGCAACGCCTAATGTACGCATCATTTTTCTGATCCCTGTAGCTTGCCCGACCACATACCGACGCGGCGCCCGTCAACGGTCCCGACCGTCGCCAATCCCTCACCAACGAAGCGCGAGGAATCCTCGACCCGCAGCGCACCGCGTTCATTCGCGACAACTACGAACGCCCGGCTACCCAACGCATAGCGGCCGACGACTCGCCAAGTTTCGGAGCCACCGTCCGACGCCGCCGCCGTGCTCGATACCCCTCCAATGCCCGAAGGCCCCGACGCCGTCATCGACGCCTGACCGCCCGATTTATTGGTCGCACCAAAGCCGCTATGCATCGACTTCAAACCGACGTATGCAGAGACGACCGCGACGACAGCAGCAATCGGTATCAGGAACAGGGACTTTGGAATGACCGCCTTTGGTTTGGTATGGACCTCGGCACTCGTGTAGAGCTTGAACACAGAGCGCGGATACGCCCACACCGTTTTAACCGCGTCCTTAAGGCTGGCGACGTTATGGCAGTGGTCCCACTCGTAGAGCATCGCCCGCTTGAGCCCGAACAGCTTGCGAACGTGCACATGCCGGCCGACCAGATCGCGCACGGTCTTGTTGATTCGCTGCGGGTGTTGCGTGATCAGGATGAAGTCGACGCCCATATGGCGATGCACGTGCAGCTTTTCGATATCCTCGCCCGGCTTCACGCTCACGGACGTAGGCGGCCAAATCCGCTGAGCCTCATCGACGACGATCAGGTCCTGCGCCTGCGCGTGCTCGAACCACTTGCGCAACCACGGCTCATCAACCATGACATGATCAAGCGCCAAGTCTTTGATGCCATCGACCATGAGCCGCCGACCGGCCTTGACCTCGCGCGACATTTCGAACACGGCCCGCAACGACTTGCCGCTACCGGGCACCCCCGTTATGAGCGTAATCATTTCAGGAAGAACCGTTTAGCAGCCGACAGGCCGAACATCGTCACGCGCGCAGTAAAGGCCCCGACGATGTACGAAACGCCCTGAAAAACGCCGCCGAGCGCCAGCACATTCGCCATGTCGCCCGGCAGCCCACCGACGCCGCTCGTAATCCATCCGATGGCCTGATTCAACGCCACGTCGGTTCCAGCGACGGTCAACACGCCGACGCCGAGAGCAATCAGCGCCTGAATCAGCATCGGCCCGACCAGAGACATCAACCACGCGGCAATCGTCATGATCGAAGCCCCGCAACAAAAATCCCCGCCGCGACGATCCCGCACATCGCCACGATGAATGGCCTAACGCGGACCATGAAATCACACTGCGGTTGATACGAAAATGTCAGCGTCGAACCGAACACATCGACAGACGCAGGTGTTGGACACACGGGATTCGACGGCCCGCCAACCGACACAGGCGACAACGAGACCGTCGCGGTACTAGCCGGCAGCGTCGGCGCCGACGCAGAGCCCAACTGCTGACACGCAACAATTGACGGGTTCAATCGACACAGGTCCGACGTGTCGGACGATCCTCCGGACCCCGAACCAGTGCCTGTGCCGGTTCCCGTTCCTGTTCCCGGATCCGTTCCACTACCGGTGCCTGTTCCTGTGCCGGTACCCGTACCCGTTCCAGTGCCTGTTCCCGTGCCCGTACCTGTCCCGGTGCCGGTACCCGTCGACGGACTCGGAATCACGTACGGATTACCACCGCCCGAAGGTGCCGCAACCGGTGCAGCCGCACCGCCCACTGTCGGCCATGCCGAAGGATTCGACTGCTGAACCGCGCCTGCATCCGATGACGTAACCGGGTTATCAACCGGATACGGAATGCCCTGATAGCCCGACTGTTGCGACGCATCCTGCCAAAGCGCATCAACAACGTCCGCGAGAACCTCGGGGTTCAGCGGTTGACTTAATTCGTCGCTCGATAAGCCGCTAATAGCCTGAGGTAACGATTCCTTCACCGGGGCCGGAGTCGTTGACTGTGGCGGCACGTAGGCCGTACAACCGCCGGTCTTATCGAGCATCCCGCTTGCACATGCCCCGCCGCCATACGTGCCATTTCTGTTTGCGATAAAGCCATCCTGCGTATAGTGGGAACCATCGCGCACTTCATCGATTTCGACAGTGCATGTCACTGACGTACTACTCGTACCGGAACAACTCACCACGTGCTCAGACTTCCCATCTGAAGCGATGATCCCGCTGTTGTACTGCGAAAAAGACTGTACAGCGGCCTCGCCAGACGAACCGCACCACGAGTAGTAACACCACACGGCAGCCCCCGGATTCAACGGCGGATAAGGACTTGAAACCGTTGCCCCCGATCCGTGCGCAAGCGTCACCGTCCCGTCCTTATTGATTTGCCACGTCGTCAACGTATCGTTACCCAACGATGTAGGGGTCGCCATTAGTCCCGCCCCCACAACAGCCTGTAGACCTACCAACAGCCAGGACGCCCCCGCCGCTGCGGCCGCCTCAGCTTGCGCGGCAGCCGACATTGCCTTTTCCGTCGCCACAACGATCTCATCCAACGCCGTGCCGGTGTAGCCGAGTTGCCCCGCCTTGTTCGCAATCAACTGCGCAATCGCACGCGGCACCGACGTTGAATCCGGCGACACCTGCGCATAAGCCACGTCGTGCGGCATCGTCGCAAAGATGCCGTACAGCAGAACAGCACACGACGGAACGAAGTGAGAAAACCGCATGACGCCCCCACGTATCGCTTCAAAGAAAGAGAATCAGGCCGATCGACCAGCACGTTCCAACGATGAGCGCCACTTCGAACCAGAAGCCGATATGCATCGCTTACCCCTCGGACGACGAGTTGATCAGATTGCGCAGCACACGAAATCCGAACGCCACCGCCAGCACGCTTAGGACCGCAGCGCCGATCGGCAAGCCGACCCTAACGCCGCCGTCATCCGTCGTATCGTTCACGTTCAGCGCAACCAATTGCGTGCTCAACTGCAATACCAGTGCATTGCCGTTCGCATCGGTGCCGCACGACACCGACTGGCCCGCCGCACTCACATACGTGACACCTGCCAAGCCTTGCGGGCCGCAGACGACAATGTTTGCCGCCAGCGCCGAGGACTGAGCGCGCGCGCCGGAAGCGACGAGCGCAACAACGAGCACGGCCAGCACGCGCCACGCGCCCGCACACCACCGCCGCACACCGAAACTCACCCTCATTGCCTCGCCCATGCTCACGCCCTCGCCAACAAAAAGGGCGACGCCCCGGACACCAGAACGCCGCCCCAACACCACCCGCCGTCGATCAACGACCGAGGAACGACCGCACCATCTTGATACCCCACGCCACGGCCACGACACCCAACACAGCCGTGCCGACCGCGACGACCGACGCCGTCGTGCCGCTGACCGCGTTGACGATCCCGGTCGTGTCGAACGTCGAGCCCGTCCCGGTCGATTGCGCGAACGCCGCCACCGAACCGCCGGCAGCCACCACACCCACTGCCGCACGAGCAGCAGCACCCTTCACACCCGCGACCAGCTTTTTCATCTTCAACATCGTTTTTCTCCCTGATTGGCCCGCCGATTAGGATCCGTCCGATTGGGCCAGCTTCGAACGAATCGACTTCTTCGGGGGATCGCGTCGCAGCAGAACACGCGACACGTAGCCCACGCCCTTGCAACACAAATACGTTCCGAGCATCACGTTCAACAACGTCAGTTGAAGCGCAATCCGCTCCAACGCATCGATAGGAAGACTCTCCATTCACCACACCCCACACAGCCCGCCGAGCATCGCAAGGCTCAACGCTGCTAACCCGTGATCGCCTGCCGACAACGCGTCAAGCAACCGAGCGCGCCACAGGTATGCCCACGTGCACGCCGAGCAACCGCATCGAGCCACCACGGCCTTACGCCGTCGCTCCCACGCCCACGCCCGCGCCCGGCTTGGGCTTCGGAACAGGCACGCCGAACGGCACCAGCGACGTGATACGCGGCTCAAGCCGGCCCTCCATCGACTGGAAGAACCCAAAGTCAGCCAAGTACTCACCCGGCTCCACGGCCTTGAGCTGGTCCGGCAAGTTGATCGTCCCAACGAGCAGTTGCTTTTGACCATCGACGTCCTGTTCCAGAACGCATTGCGCCGAATGAATCGCCCACGGCCGGCCCGTTTTCTGGGACACGCCGTCGCGCTTGATGACTTGCAGAATGGACAACTTTTGCTTGTTCATATCTATCTCCATTAGGACCACTAATCACACGAAATAAGCCCATGTCGGGCGACAAAATGCGCTCTCAGCGCTCAACGACTCTCAGATCACTACAGGCACCACAGCCGCCAGCACGGTCAACGCCGCACCAGCCGCAAATTTCATCCGCGACCTCTATCGGGACCGCCCGCATATCGCGACGCCGCACGTCGATCGGCATCCGGCGCGGCGGCACCGACGTACAACCGTCGAACAGATCAGGCGTGACGTAATCGGTCGGGCTCTTTGCCACGGCTCACACTCGGAAGGGATTGAACGTCGCGCCGACTTCAACGGGCACGAGCGTTAGGAAATCCGGTTGACGGCCCTGCCGACACAACTCGGCACGGGCTTTCTGACGCGCGCCCTCGCTATCACGAGCGCGGACTTCGATCGTCGCAACGCGGGCATGCGCGTACGGCGTGTAGGCATGGACTCGATATGCAGGCACAACCAACCCCCGTTCGTTCGCCACCTTGTCAGGTGCGGCCTAACCCCATGTACGGCAACACCTAACATTTGCTATAGTCCGCTCACGGCTACAAGGCCTGTGAAATATTTCAAGTTTCTTGAAACGGATGATTTCAAGAAACGTGAAAACTGTCAAGGGGTTTTCTTATGAACATTGCGGAACTGTTGGATGCTGCGAAGCGCAAGCAAGGGTCGCTCGGCAAAGTCGCGGACCAACTCGGCGTGAAGCAATCGACGCTCTCTAACTGGCGCGTCGTCCGCAGCAAGCCGAGCGCGACAGAGGTCGCCTTGCTTGCCGAAATGGCAGGACTCCCCGTATTCGAAACGCTCGCAGAAGTCGAACGCGATCTGAACGCCGACCAGCGCTCCGTATGGGATCGAGCCTTGGGAAACCTACGCGCGGCCGGGGTAGCCGCGACCGTGACCCTTGGACTGGCGATCTATTCGACGACGCCTAACGAGGCAGACGCCGCTGTCACAAATTTTGTGACACCTACCCCCGCGCAACCCGCGCCAGCGGAAGGAAATGGGGTCGGGGCGGTGTTGATTATGTCAAATAACAAAGATCGACTGCACGAGGTGCTGCTGGCCGAGCGCCTTCGCATTCAAACCCTCCACCTCTGA